CCACCTTAGGTGGCCGAGCGTACAGCATGGACATCACCACCTTAATGGTCGACCAGAACAAATTGACTCGGTACTCCGTGTCCTCAGTAGCCTCGCGTTTGTCTAGGTAACGCCGGTTAATCTTCTTAGCCTCTTTGTGCCAAGGTTTCATAAAGTCCTTGGCCGCCTCAATCTCGGAGGCCCAAAGTTTGACTGGACTTTGTGCGTCCTCTACCTGCTCCATTTCCGTGGTGCTCATACCCGACTCCTAGCGCCCGATGTTGTGCGAGCAGCGTAAAGATCTTCAAGACTAAAACCGTAGTTGTGTTTCTGCACCGCCTCGTCCACATGCTCCTGCAAGCTCATCGCTGGCTGAAACACGTCACCGCAAGCCGCGGCCATGTAGCGAAACGAATCGGCCCCGTGCGAATGGCTATCGTGGTTGGGCTGGTTGCGAAACGTGCCTGCCTTCTCGTCCCAGACCCGGCAATACGCCCGCAAGTGCTCCAAGCCCTGATAGCACCTCTCTTCATCAAACCAGCACACCTTCATGACCTGGCGCGCAGCCTCAATGCTGTCGTTAAGCTTCACTCTGGGGACAATGCGCGGCACGATGCCCGCGCTCAAGAACGTCTCGACAATAGAGCGACCTGTCTGCAAGTTTTTTGCCTTGGCGTCATGCGGCAGCCACACGTGCTCCACATTGCCCAGGCTGTGTATCCATTCGATGTAGTGCCCAATGTCTTTGCCATCGCTCTCGTAGTAGTCCACCACCCGAAAACCTCCTGGCGCCTGCTGCCACACCCACCAAGCGCAGCTGTCGGTAAAACCCAAGTCCCCGACCACGTTGACCGGAAATTCCGGGTCGCGAGCAAACATGCCGCCTCTACCAATGCGGCCTTGCTCGGCCAGTAGCCCCATGTCACGGGCAAAATACGCCCCCGGAATGGACGCATCAAACGAGCACTCGTACTCAATGGCAAAAGTCTCGGGCGTCATCTGAGCGCGCGCTTCTTCCAGTTCACTGGGCGCAATAATCCCGGTCTTGGAAGCCGGCAGTTCTAAAAGCAAATGAGTGTCGGGGTTAAGCCTGGCCTCTTCGCGCATGGTCCAAAACATGTTTCGCCCACGTGGGGTGCCCATAAAGACCGCCCAGCCCGAACGATCTGACAGCGCCGGGCGAAGCACGCTTAGCCACACGGACGGTCGCATGTCACCAAATTCGTCCAAGGCCACACCGTCAAAATACAAACCACGCAAGCTGTCCGGGTTGTCTGCGCCACCGACATATATCGTGGACACGCCGCCATGGGCGTTGTCGATGGTGATCTTTAACTCAGCCTCGTTGGGCTTTTTGTTCCACATCGGCTCGGTCAGTTCTTTGAGATATGACCAGGCGACCTTTTTGGACTGTTCTCTTTGGGGCGCAAGGTAGGCGAACTGAGGCCGTGACAGTGCCGTCTCCAAAGCCCCAATGACCAAGTCAGCGCAAACGCTTACCGTCTTGCCGCACCGACGATGCGCCACCACGACCGTCCAGCGCTTGTCACGATTGTGCAAGGGCTCAAAGACTGTGCGCGGCAGATATTCGTTTATGTTCATCTAGGAGAAGAATTTTGGACGTGTGGGTCCGGACAGGGTTTTGGGCACCCCCCTGCCTTCGATGGGGGGCGTGGGGTCGGCGGCTGCCATTGAGATGATAACGATTCTCATTCGTATCTATCCCCTTCTACTTGCGAACGATTATCATTCGCGTCACACATTTCTGTCACACCTCTTGGGGTGATGTCTATAACGTCTTGATTTTCTTCATGTTCTAGCGCACGACCTGCGGATTGATGATCCGCTGTCTTGCCAATGGCTCTGCCTTGTAACCAGCTCAGCTCGACTCTAACCGAGTGGTTGACCTCGCCTTGCAGCTGCGCTGGGATCAGCCGGCCAAACAGTTGGACCATAGACGCTCTGTCAGATGCTGTGCCGTGCATCATCTTAACCATCCAGTCCACCCCTCCTCCTTTCTCAAACGCCTTCTCAGCGGCTTGCTTGAAAGTCCTGGTGATCTTGTTGGGCACACCCTTAGGCCTTCCAGGAGGAACGGGCTGACCCGTTATAGGCGATCTAGGGCGTTCTTTCTGCGAAGCAGAAACGCCTCCAGAGCCATTTGCTTTTTTTCCTTCAGTCTTGTCCGCCATGTCATTCGACCTTTAAGTCGTTGATTCATGGCGTATTCTACCCATTAAATGGCGTAAACGCCAAGCCTTAAGACGTATTTTCTTTTTTGCTTGTCATGGCAATCAGTTTTGGCATGCCTTGCAGCCTGTCCATCGACGGGCCCCACAGCCCCCTTAACCTCAGCTCGGGCTGCTTAATAGGTGTCACCAAGCGACCTGGTGTGTTCGTTGGGTCGTGTTTCATCTGCTGCAAGCACTGCCAAAAGCATTCAAAAGGCTCACGTGTGACGTCTTCACGACTCACCTTAAGCTGCGCACTCACAAAGTTCACCAAGTCCTTGATGAATTTTGGTGCGGGCTGTCCTTTGGCTCGCAACTCTTCCCGAATGGCAGTGCCAAGCCTTGCCACCTCTTTACGTTGCCGCCAGTTCATGTTGTTCCACTGCTTCATTGCCGGTCCTTAAAATTAAAATCTCAAAAACTCATGATCTCAGGGGGTCTATACGCGCACGCACTTACGCGCGCATGTGTATGTATGTATGAGATAAAAAGATTTTTTTATTTATATATATATATAGCTAGCATCCATGCGGGTTTGCAGAAACTCACTGGCTCTGAGATTGTTTGCGCTTTTTGATCAAAATCTTGTCCTTTTCGTTGCCATAAAGACGCCCCCATAAAAAATTCCGTGAGATCTTTACAAAAACGCACCGTCAGCTCACTCCTCATCGCCAGTTAAAAGCGCAAGAAACCCACGCGGTTTTCGATTTGTTTGCACCCACTGCTCTTCAAGCCAACCCTCGTCACCAAGGTGCTTGACTGCCTGGTTAAACTCTTTGACCGGCAAGCGAGACCGGGCCAAGGCCAACGTGCGTGGCACCACACCGCGCTGCACCAGCTTTATGTCAGCCATCCGAGTGGCTTTGATCTCACCGCTTAGGATCTTTTGGCACACCATCTGCACCTTGACCACATGCTCAAGCGGATCGTTAGACATCATCTCTTGGCCCGCAAAGTCGGTAATCGTGGCGTTGCTCAGCCGCACAAAGTCCCGCGCCCAGTACACGTGCTCAGGCGTAATAACGGGGGCACTCGGGCAATCCCAGACCGCTAAAACGCCAGCCACGCGCTGCACCTTCTCAAAGCTGCGCCGGCAAAGCGTGCTGGACATCTCGTTGTCGTCTTGCATGTCCTCAAAGAACCCATGCACGGTATCTAAGGCGGCTTCGCCTGCCGTGTCGGTTCGGACCACGATGCCTTGAGCCAGCGTTTGGGGGTCACACACACGCATGGTGTTAATGTCGGCTGCACGCTCTCGCACCGTCTTAGGCATCTCAAAGGCGTTGCGCACACGCTTAGACCGAACCGTGGTCTGCCCTTTAAGCACGAGCATCCGCCCTAAAAGACCGTCAGCCACATTCTTAAAGCTCACGTTCTGTGCCAATGCCCCCGGCGTTGAGAACCCCAAAACGCTGACCGTGGGGTTCTTAAAGAGCTTGGTGGGCTTGTTGGCCAGCGTTCGGCCCACAAACGCATTGGCAGATGCGCTGAATAGCTTAAGCAAGTTAGCGGCCAAGGCTTTGTACTCACTCTTGGCGTTGGTCTCGGTCTGATTGCTTAACCAATGCCCCACCTCATCGACGGCTAGTAATAGCGCTTCGGTGGGCACCTCTTGCTCAGGCAGCGAGTCCTCCAAGCCCTGACCGGTCATGCTGCCGCCGATGACGCGTGCGTTAACCAGGTGCGCAAGTTGCTCAGCCACCGTGCGTGGCATGTCCTTACCTGTTGCAGAAGGCGACACCCCTAAAAGGTACAGGTTCAAGCGCGTACCATCAGCCAACCGGTAAAAGCCCGGGCAAGCACTGGCCATGCCAACCAATGCGGCACCCACGGCCAACACAGGCTGCTCGCGTGGTGCGCTGGCAACCGTGGCTTGCACCAAGTCGTGCATGATGCCTGGGAAGGGCACCACGCCCCCATCAGGCAAGGTGACTGGCGCCGAATGGGGAGCAGTCGTTGGCCCAGGCTCAGGGAGCAAAACGCCCTTGGCCGTTAAGTCCTCAAAAGTCGCCACGTTCAAGGGCTCGACCGTGGCGTTCAGGTCGAAACCAAGCGCGGCGACTTCAGGCAGCGTTTGCATCCACTGAAGCATTGCTTGATATGAAGGCCGTTTGTGCGGGGGCGTGTCAGTGGGCTCTTGGCACTGAGGGTCAAACCGAAACTGACGCACCAAGTCAAACGTATTAGCCAAGCGATTGGTGCCAAACGGCCAGCTGTCATGGCATCCACCGAAGTGCTGACCGTCGTCGTGCAGCCACAAACCACCAGGGTCGTGGCCCACCCAGTCGTAGCGACGCTCGGTCTGGCGCACGAAAAGCTCAGGCAAAAACCGCTCAATGGCCTGCGCAGCCGTGAAAGCACGGCAAAAGTAACCCACCGCGCCTGCTTTAGTGCTCGGATCAATCAGCTCAACGTTGCCAAAACTTGGCGTCTCGGACTGGGTGTCTGGGTACTGCTCGGCCAGCCCATGGATAACATCTAAGTCGTCGATGTAGTCACCATCGACGACTTCACACTGCCAGTAGCCACCAAAGACTTTGCCCAAGTAATACGACTGGCTTAGGTTAAAGGACTCTTTGCCAAGTACGCCCCCTAAAACGTGGTTAAGCTTGGCCATGTAGCTGCGCCGCCGTTCAGGCGCCATGTTCTGTGAGAACGGCACTAGCACCCGCCACCTAGGGCCCGTGAAATGCCAAGTCTGACGATCTAGCCGATGGTTGTTGGCGGAGGCATAAAGGATTGATTTGATACCGGCTTGGCGTAACAAGTCTGCCGCTTCGCCGATGCTCATCTGCTCGGCGTCATAATCGCCCTCAAGACCGCTGACCGACACCACTGCGTCGTTGTGCCTTAAGCACCCACGATCCGAAGGCTTGCCACTAAAAGTGGCGAGCTTAATAAAAGGGGCTTGTTCTTTGGTGTCGTAAGCGGGGCAATCTTGCACGTGGCGCACAAACTCTGGCCACGTCAGCTGTGCTTCAGTCTTGGTCTTGGCGAATCGATCGGGGAAAAAGGTTATAGGGTGACAAATAGTTTGTCCCAAGTGATGGGAGTCGCTAAAATCATTCATGTTGATCCTTGGCTTAGGGTTGGCACGAACTGTGGTTGTCCGCTAATGGTTCGTTGAGAACGCCCAGCACTTAACGGTGCTGGGCGTTTTCTTATGCGCCATTTCTTTTGGCGTATTAGATTTAACCACCAATACGCCATTTTTTGCAAGCATCTAGCCGCAAAGGATCAGCCTTGTTATTTGGTATTTGTTGATATTCAGTGGTAATCTATGCAAACGAATACACCATTTAACAAGAGGTGATCATGAACAAGCTAACGACTTTGCCGGAAGCACTTGCAACCGACCGTCAACGCCTGGGAATGACTCAAGAGCGTATGGCGGCTGTGTTAGAGGTGCCGTTTCAAAGCTTATGTAAGTGGGAGCGTGGGTTAGTGGCGCCGCGTGACCCGCGCCTGCGCCAGTTGATTGGATACTTTGGTGCACAGTCCCAGACAGGGCTTGTCGCACAGGCCATGCTTGACCAACGCGCCACAGCGCGTAAGCAAGGCACACCTATGCATCGAGCGCTTGAGCCTTACATGCACGGTAAAAACGAATCAACCAAACCTGTTGCGCCCGCTAGCGTGAGCTCGCATTTCACGCACGACCACGCTTTCGCGCAAGAATCAGAGAAGCTTTTTGGCAATGAGGCCGGAATGCGCCAAGGGTTTGAGAACAAACGCGCTAGGCTCAAGCGTCAGCTACTACTCGGCACGGCTAACCGCCCCATGGAAATGGAGCAGGCTCGAATGGCTGCGTTAGAGGCGTTAGAGCGTTTTGAGCAGGCTTCTGACGACTTGGGCCTTGCCGTGGCTTGGACAAGCGTGTTGCGCGACCATTTGCTTGAACAGAATCCATCACTTAAACCACAAGATGTAGATTTATCATAGGTGTTTTCCCCAATATGATAGGTCTACTAGTAAACAAAAATGCATAAAAACAACATTTAACACTAAAACATAATGAGTGCTAAGCCCCTGTAATTAGGGGCTTTTTTTATGTCTATTGCTCCAAATGCGCCTAATACACCAACGGATTAGTTGTCCGTTGCTCCATTTCGTAAGGGTTACATACGCCATTTTTTTTGATAGCATTTGTTTTGTCATTCGTGACACACCATTTGAAATCAAGGACAACCACATGCGTAAGTTACCCAACCCAGCAAAAAGGGCTGCCGAGTTTTTTGCTCGCGCCAAGCCCATCAAACCTCGTGAACGTAGAGACCGAATACCGCTAAGCGCTTGGCTTGGTGCGTCTGTGTTTGCGTTTGTTTTGTGGCTAATGATGCACGTCGGTGCGTTAGCCGGCTACTAATCAGGAGACTTAGATGAGCGAATATGTAGCTCTTTTCCGTCCTAGCGGCGCCCATGGCTGGATGCGATGTGCCCAATGGGAAAACAGCCCGAGCAGCTCAATTTGGTCAGATGAGGGGGTCATGCTCCACGACCGCGTGCTTCAACTGCTAACACTTGAGACCGCAGCGCTTTGGTCACAGGAACTTACCAGTGAGCAAGCCGACGCGGTTCGCTTTTGTGCGTCTGCTGTAAACCAGATACCAGGGCGCACGCGTTGGTACGAGCAGAAGTGGACGCTGCGCCCCATTACGGGCGAAACGCGGGCTCAGGGCACCGCTGACGCCGTTATCTGGGATGACGACCGAAACACTCTGACCATTATTGATTACAAATTTGGCTACGCCGTCGTTGACGCCATGGAGAATCTTCAGCTTATGCTGTACGCGGCCGCTGTGATGGCCGACGTGGAGTTGGACGGTCTTGTTCATATTGATTTGGTCATCGTTCAGCCCAGACTTGAGCGCGTTAGCACGTGGCGCACTACGCCTGAGCGATTGGAGCAGTTTTGCGTAGAAGTTGATCGCGCGGTTAGCAACTATGGCGATCAACCAGCCACGCCTGGTCAGGTGCAGTGCAAGTGGTGCTTGCACGCCGGTGTTTGCGAGGCGCAGACCAACATGGTACTGGCCAACGTGACCGACGATTTTGCGGACTTGAACGCTGCAGACGCTTTGGCCACCAAAATTGAGGCCGCCATTGAGCGGGTGGCCACCATGGACAACGCTCAGTTGGCCACTGTCTACGGCATTCTTGATCTGATTGACAACTGGTCCGACAAGATCAAGCAAGCCATGCTTGAGCGCCTTTTGCAAGGCGAATCGGTGCCGGGGCACAAGCTTGTACAAGGCCGCTCAGGCAACCGGGCGTGGGTCGACGAAGGCCAAGCGCTTGAGTTCTTGCGCCAAGCACATTTGCACGATGACGACGTCATTGAGCAGAAACTTATTTCGCCTACCAAAGCATCCAAACTTTTATCGGTTGGTCAACGCAAAGAACTCGATGCGTTGGTCACTCGCTCAGAAGGCAAACCCACAGTTGCAAAGATAGACGACAAGCGCCCTGAGCTTGGCGCTGACACCCTGTTCTTAAAGGAGAAATAATCATGAACAACAAAGTCATTTTGGAAAACGTCCGCCTTTCATTCAATGCGCTATTTGAGCCCGAGGATTTTGATGGCGATGAGAACTTTAGCTACAACGCCAAGGTCATCATCGAGAAAGACTCGGAGGCCGACCGCAAAATAACCGCAGCGTTTGCTCAGGCCGCTGAAGAAGCGTTTGGCAAAGCGAAGTTCCAAGGCATATTGGACAAGATAAAAGGCGACAAGGCGCAGTTTGCATACCACGAGCACGACGAAGGCCAAATGGTGCTGTCTACAAAACGCAAAGCCAAGGCAGGCCCACCAGTGATTGTGGATCGCGAGCGCACTAGGCTGACTGCTGACGACAACAAGATTTATGCGGGTTGTTACGTCAACATCGTGGTGCGCCCCTGGGCCATGCAAGGCAAGGGCAAGAACTGGGTGCGCGCTGCTTTAGAAGGCGTGCAGTTTGTGGCTGACGGTGAAGCGTTTGGGCAACGCACAACGCCTGACGATTTTCCAGACCTGTAAGGGAGCGCGGCGTGATTTTATTTGCTGACTTAGAGACATTCAGCACCACGCCTATTGACCAAGGGGTCGATCGCTATTCAGACCCAGCCGAGGTGCTGCTGTTTGCCTGGGCGATCGACGATCTGGAGGTCAATGTCTGGGATGTGACGCAAGACGCTGAAATGCCTGCTGAGCTGCGCGCCTGTCTAGAAGACCCTAAGTGCCTGACCGTTTGGCATAACGGCTTGGGATTTGATCGCGTGATACTGCGCAAGGCGATGGGTGTTGATCTGCCTGTGGCGCGGGTGCACGACACCGCTGTGCATGCGCTGAGTCTGGCGCTGCCGCCCAGTTTGTCGGGTCTGTGTTCGGCGCTTGGCTTAGGGGCTGACCAAAGCAAGGACGCTCACGGCAAGAGGCTTATTCAGTTGTTTAGCAAACCGGCTCCAGCCAATCACACATGCCGACGCTACACCGCGCAGACGCACCCGACGGAATGGCAGCATTTCATCGACTACGCCAAGCAGGACGTTCAGGCCATGCGTACGTGTTTTAAGAGCATGAACACGTGGAACTATCGGGACAATTACCTAGACCCGTTGGCTTTGGCTTGTGACACCGTCATCAACGAGCGCGGCGTTCAAGTCGACACCGCTTTAGTGCGTGGCGCTATCGAGGCTGTGGAGTTTGACGTCAAGCGTATGAATTCGCGCTTGGCCGAGATTACTCAAGGCGGTGTTACCACTGGCAACCAGCGCGACAAGATGATTGCCCATTTGCGTGAGCACTGGGACTTGGCCATTAATGACGTACGCGCTGACACCGTGCGCCAGCTGCTGGCTGATGACACGCTGTGCGATGAGGTGCGAGAAATACTGACGATTCGATCTTACGTTTCGACCACCAGCACGGCCAAGTACCAAAAGCTGCTCGATTCGGTCGGCACCGACGACCGGCTGCGCTATGCGTTTCGGTTTTTGGGTGCGAGCCGTAGCGGAAGGTGGTCAGGCCGCGGCCCTCAGCTCCACAACATGCCGAGAGGCTCGTTGGATGACGACGAACTTGACGCGGCCATTGAGAGCCTACGCACGGGGCAATACGAGGAGCTTCCCAACATTATGCAGGCCGCCTCCAGTGCATTGCGTGGTGTGTTCATAGCCAAGCCCGAACACAAGCTCGTGGTGTGCGACCTGTCTAATATCGAGGGGCGCGTGCTGGCGTGGCTGGCCGGGGAAGACTGGAAGGTGCAGGCTTTCCGCGAATTTGACCACGGCATGGGGTCCGATCTTTACAAGCGAGCCTACGGTGCCGCGTTTGGCATCGACCCGCATGAGGTCACCAAAGAGCAGCGTCAGCTAGGCAAAGTGATGGAGCTTTCGTGTGGGTTTCAGGGCGGGGCAATGGCGCTGGCCCGGGCTGCTAATGGCTTTGGCGTGGACTTGGATGAGCTGGCACTCAAGGTTAACGAGACCATTGACCCGGCCGTCATGAAGCGCAGCCGTAAGGAGCTTAAGTCCATGGAGCCGGAGCTGGGCACCATGAGTCAAGACGCGTGGCTCGCGGTCAATGCTTTGAAAATCGCATGGCGCCAGGCACATGAAAATGTGGCGTCCTTTTGGTATCAGCTTGAAGAAGCTTTCACCAGCGTGGTCAACACCCCCGACAGTGTTGAGCGCGTGGGCAAGCTCACACTTGGCTATGAGGATGACGCGCTGTTTATCCAGCTGCCATCGAATCGCAGGCTGTGGTATCCGGCGCCCAGGGTAGATAACACCGGGTTGGGGTTCATGACCGAGGTCAACAACTTCTGGATGGTCACCAACACCTACGGCGGCAAACTGGTGGAAAACGTCACGCAAGCAGTAGCCCGTGACATATTGGCCGAGGCCATGATCCGCGCCGAAGGGCGTGGCTACCCGGTGGTGATGCACGTGCATGACGAGCTGGTAGCCGAAACCCCTGACATAGCTGCATTCAACATCACGACTCTGGCCGACATCATGACTGACCAACCTGTTTGGGCAAAAGGTCTGCCTCTGGCGGCTGCAGGTTTCGAGTGCTATCGCTACAGGAAAGATTAATGATTAGAGAATCTCTTATTGAGCGTTACTTGATTAAGCGCGTGCGTCAGCTAGGCGGCATGGCGGTTAAGCAAGTGTGGCCTGGGCGGCGCGGCGCTCCTGATCGTTTGGTCATGCTGCCTAACGGCCGGGTGTTTTTTGTTGAACTGAAGGCTCCTGGTCAAAAGGTCAAAGACCATCAACTGCGCGTGCACATTAAGTTACGCAAGCTGGGCGTCATGGTCGTAGTGATTGACGACAAAACTCAAGTCGATGAGGTGCTCGGATGTTAAGGCCTTATCAACACGACATCGTTGACCACATCATTAATACCCCCCGGGGCAGTGTTTGGGCGTCAATGGGTTCGGGCAAAACGTTGGCCACGCTTACCGCTATTCAAAATTTGAAAGCAGCTGGTCAAGAGGTTTTGCCTGTGCTGGTAGTCGCACCGTTGCGCGTAGCCAACTCGGTCTGGATGCAAGAGGCGCAGAAATGGCCTTCCACTCAAGACTTACGTGTTGTTCGCATCACGGGCACGCCACGCCAGCGCCAGCAAGCGCTAAGTACGCCAGCCGACATCTACACCATCAACTTTGAAGGGCTGCCCTGGTTAAGCAATCAGCTCACGAGCGAGTGGCCTTTTCGGATGGTGGTGGTCGATGAGGCGTCACGGCTCAAAGGGTTTCGTACCCGTGGCGGCTCAAAGCGCTGCATGGCACTGGCTAAACGGGTGTGGGACAAGACCGAGCGGTTCGTGTCGCTAACTGGCACGCCCGCCCCAAACGGCTTGCTCGACCTTTGGGGTCAGCAGTGGTTTATTGACCGAGGCTTTCGGCTTGGCAAGACCTTTACGGCTTTTCGGGACCGCTGGTTTCGAGCGCGTCGAGTCGGGCAAAGTCAGTTCGCGGTGGAGTACCGTCCTTTGCCTAATGCGGATGCGGAAATCCGTGAGCGCATCGCCATGGACACGTTGACCGTGGACATTGCCGACTACATGCCCATTGACGAGCCCATTCGCAACGTGCTGCAAGTCGCTTTGCCTGACAGGGCACAACAGGCGTACGGCGAAATGGAAGAGAAAATGTTTTTGGACTTGAAGACGGGGGCGGCCGAGGCGGTTAACGCTGCGAGCCTGACGTCCAAGTGTCATCAGATTGCCAACGGCGCTCTGTACCTGGACGAACAAGACGGCGCCTTTGAGGTAGTGCATGACGCCAAGCTTGACGTTTTGGAGTCGGTAATTGAAGAGGCTGCGGGCGAACCGGTGTTGGTGGCATACCACTTCAAATCGGATTTGGCCAGACTAAAAGCGCGTTTCCCTCAAGGGCTTGAGCTTACGCACAGCTCGACTCTGATTGCCAAGTGGAATGATGGCGATGTGCCGTTGATGTTTGTGCACCCGCAGTCTGCTGGGCACGGACTGAACCTTGCCCAGGGCGGCCACATTCTTGCGTTCTTTAGCGTCGATTGGAACCTTGAATATCACTTGCAAGTTATTGAGCGCATTGGCCCGGCCAGACAAGCGCAGCTGGGGGCGGGCAAAGCCTGTCTGTTGTATTACTTGGTTGCGCAAGGCACCGTCGACGAGCTCATTATGCAGCGGCTGCAGGACAAGCGCTCGGTGCAAGACGTACTGACCGAGGCCATGAAAAGGAGAACCAAATGAACGACCCAGTGAACCACCCCAAGCATTACACCCAGCACCCATCAGGCGTGGAGTGCATTCAGATTACCGAACACATGAACTTTTGTCTGGGCAATGCGCTGAAGTACATATGGCGCGCTGGTCGGAAGGTAGATGATCCCGCGCAAGATTTGCGCAAGGCCGTTTGGTACCTAAACCGAGAGATCCAAAAACTGGAGAAAGAGCATGGATGAGAAAGCCATCACGTTGAAAGAAGCCGCAGACATTTTGGGCTTGTCATACCGCACGGTTTACAACAAACGGCATGATCTGGCGTTTAGGCTGCCTGGTGGCAGGCACTGGCGCATCTGGCCTTCGACTATCAACAAATTGCAACAGAACACAACCCCTGCTAAAAGTGGCGCTAAAATGGTAGCGCTATCGTCGCGGGGCCAAGGAGAAGACGCATGTCAATCTACAAGCACCGTAACGGAACTTGGTACATCAGTATCGTCACTGCAAGCGGCCAAAGAATTAGACGCTCGGCTGGGACAAAAGACAAAGTAGCGGCTCAGGAGCTGCACGACAAGTTAGCTGCCGACAGCTGGCGAGTCGCTAAGCTTAACGAGCGCAGGCAGTACACTTTTGATGAGGCTGCGCTTAAATACCTGGAGTCTCTTGAGGGTCGATCTAATTACCGAAACGCCCTTGAGCACGTGAAGTATTGGCGCGAGCATTTTGGCGGCAAGCCCCTTAGCTCTTTAACAAGCGATGCGATAGAACAGGCGCTGCCGACTTTTCGTCGAAGCGCTTACGGCAAACACAAGCCTTTGGCTGCAGCCACCAAAAACCGCTACTTGGCCAGCATCTCTAAGGTGCTTAACGATGCGGTCAAACGCGGTTGGCTGGACTCGGCTCCGTACGTACGCAAGCTTCGCGAAGACAATTTGCGTGAGTCTTTTATGACTAAGGAGCAAGCCTCTATTTTTTTGTCAGCCATTGAAGACGGTTGGATGAAAGACTTGGCTGAGATGGCGCTTATGACGGGGATGCGAGCTGGGGAAGTTTTGAGCTTGGAGTGGAACCACGTCAACTTGGAGCGCGGCTTAGTTTCAGTCATTGCTTCCAAGGCCAAGTCAGGCACTGGGCGTCCTGTGCCCTTGAACAGCCAAGCCCGCCAAGTCATCGAGCGACGCAAGGGGTTGCACCCACAGTGGGTCTTTGCCCGGGCGGATCAACGCACTCGTGAAATTGACCGCAGAGTCTTTAAGCGCGCCGCACGGACGGCAGGGTTGCCGGATAATTTTCGCTGGCATGACCTGCGCCATGCTTGGGCATCGTGGCACGCTCAGGCAGGCACACCGTTGCTGACTCTGCAGCGTTTGGGTGGCTGGAAAACCATCGGGATGCTGGACCGTTATGCTCATCTGAGCGCAGACGATCTTATGCCATATAGTATGGCGTGCGAAATTCTGTCACACTCAGAGAAAGTTAGCGAACAACGGCCTCAACTGAGGCTCGTAGGTTCTTGATCTATAAGGGTTTTTGGTGGTGGCGCATCAGGGACTCGAACCCCGGACCTGCGGATTATGATTCGTAATATATGGCGTATGTGACCGCCATTTAATACAACCAATACCTTGTAAACCCTTTTGTAATAAGGCTTTGCGGCGATAGCACAAAATCAAATAAATACGCCATATTGTCCATGAATTATGGTGTATGATAGTTTTTGTATAGGGTTGTATGTAAAAATCTGTCACACCTTGGGAGCAATAAATCATGTCTGGATTCGCAATGTTTTTAGTCGGAATCTCCATCTTGGTTGCTCTGGTCTTTGCAGCGCCAGGCGTAAAGATGGTGCAAGGCATTCTTGAAGACGATCTAGATGTTAACGGCAGCGGCTTGTTTGGCGCTTTTGTGATTAGCTTAGTGCTTTTGTTTGTTTTGCCCTGGTTGATATTGGGCTATTGGGCGTTTTGTTCGGCCGTGGCCTTAGGCATCTACCTTTATAAACAGGGCAAACAAGCTGTAAAGCAGCTCGAATCTGAAAAGTGGTAGCGTTACTTAACCACATCGCCTGCCACGCCTTGACCCATTTGTAAGTACTCAATTTCAGTCTTTAGCCGTTCAATTTCTAACTGGTACAGCCTGCCGCAGTCGATGTGCGGCTTTGGCTTGTCCAAGTTAATCACCACCCGTGCATAGATAGCCATCGTATTCCGCTCGAAATTGTTGTTCATAAAAGTCGAGTTCACGTCAATGATGGTCGGGTTGGTGTTCGACCCAAGACCATTTCCACGTCCGCCCACGATGCCAATGTCCATGTACCAATCTCGTGGCGTGGTGCTGGTTTCACATTGCACCCCGTCAGCAGAGCGCACCTTGTCTTGCCCAGCAGGCCACGAGGGGGGCGCAGGCAGGCTTAGTTGACCCAAGTCTGCCCACGCCACGCAAGGCATTACAGCGAGCACATGTAACCATTTCATTTTGGTTCTGCTCCTTTGGTGTTTGGGTCAACACCGACACCAAACCGAGCGCATGTACGCGTGACCACCGATGCCTCCCCAGGTTCTGGAATGTAGGCCGTGCAGATGTAATACAGACCATCTTTGCTTTGGGTATCGAGCCGAACACGAAATGGGCGCGAGCCATTGGCACTCAGTCTGAACTGCTTAGGCATGGCCAGGCACGGCTGCGGAAAGGCAAGCGCGTTTCGATAACATTCCACCCGGTAGGTAGCAGCACGGTTAAGAAAGTTCATGGCTTTGAATTGGTATCCGATTAGCTTGGAGCCACTCGGCGCTTCGAGACGTGTTGGCGCTATACCGTGCGCCCCAGCAACCGAAGTCACCAGAGCGCACAGCAGCCCAACTAGGTTGGACTTAACCATCGCTTACGAGCAGGTAAGCGTGGTGGCAGCGGCAAAGTCACCAGCGGGGAAGTTGGTGTCCGAACCAGTAGACACCTCTAGCCCGAGGTTGACCGTGTCGCTTGACCCTGTCGTATAGACCGTGGACGCTGAGTTACCCGTGAAGGTCAGCGAACCCTTTGCCGTGGTTGAAGCGACGGTCGTGAACACAGGCACGATTTCGCCCAACGTTGGCGCGGTGCTAAACGAGTCTGGCCCAGTGATGGCCAATGTGGGCTGTCCAGTAAACGTGAAAGACACAACTGGGCCAGTACCACCGACATGGCTGGTAGACAGCTTGGTTGGGTCAATCGCGTTCGTACCAAACGCGCCCGCTGATACTTCAGTGAAGACGCAGGCGTTTTCTACGCGCCCGGTAGTGTCCACGCTGAAGGCATGTGCCGCGCCCACTCCCAAAGAGA